CGCAGCAGTGAGTTCCTTTCCGGTATAGGGTAGTAGTCAATGCCAGGGTTCTCGCCCGGAGCGAAGCGACTGGTGTTCTTGAGGAATTCCAGCTCCAACAGGTGACGCAACTCGTAAAGAGTCTTCTTGTCCGCAGCGGTGTACCTAATCCCAGCCATTTGCATAGCCTGAACCACGCGCTTGAGGTTGAAGAACCTGGCAGCGTCGGGTGAAACAGTGTTGATGTTGTCATCCCCATAAATGCGCTGGCCAACGTGTTGTTCGTAAGCCTGCATCGAGTGGAAGCTAGGTTCGTCCTTGGAGAGGACCAACCAGCTGTGACGCAAAAAGATGTCACACATCATGCAAGAGAAAACTGTTGTGCAGGCTATACCTGAAGGATTCCCTTTGGGTTGTTGTAGGACTTGGTTGCCAACCACGAGGTTTGCGTACATAGAACAGTCAATCAAAGTCTCACGAGCAATGTGTTCTTCTTCTGGGGCGCCTTCGTAGAATACGCGACAGATGTCCTTGACCCAGCTGGCTACCTGGGGATTAAAGTGATCTTCCATGCCAGAAAAATCACCATCGAAGCCCATGGTACCGTATGAAGCCAGGTCAGAGATCATCTCGTTCCAGTCGGGACCAATGACGTTCATGCCGACCGCATAGCGCCCCCCTTTAGCCTGGGTGGCTGAGATGAGTGCAGCAAAGTAGTGTCGCATCAAGAACAAGTGATCGATACCAGTGAGTACAATGGTGCGGGGTTTGCCTTCCTTCCTCGCAGCCCTGAGTTCATCTTTGACGCCCATCTGAAACCTAAAGTAAGGTGCCTCACCGCGACGCAACTTGGCGTCGCAATCTCTCAACCACTGTTCCAGTTCAGGGCTGGTGATGAAAGTACCTTCTTCACGTCGCTCCACGTAACCGCGCTTGCCAGGAAGATTAGTGGCTTTTGCCCACGGTGTGCCAGAAGAAGTGCTAAGGTTGATAGGTTTCATACCGGGCAACTGGGGAAACATGTTCCCAGCTTGTGTGACATCCCACAGTAACCTACGTTCCTGTTGCTGATTCTTCAGGCTTTCCGCCACAGCAAGAACGATCTCTTCCCTATACTCCGACAGGAGGGTCGGGTCAGTATCCAAAGAACCAGAGAGGTTCTCCAAGATCAAAGCTTCCGTCGATGGTTGGCCACGGTCACCCAGCATAGCAGGGGTGTCGGTGATGAAAGCCAACAACTCGTGGTCGTGGATGCAACTCGGTTCAAGTTTGGAATGCTTACTGTGTCCGAGCACCGGATCAATGATCGTTGCAATGCAATCGAAACCTTCCGGGATGGGCAAACTGCCAAACCCCGTAGCCCTGGTTTCAACGACAGGGATTCCGCCCACCATAGTGGTACGCTGCTCGTCGGAATTGAAGGCTTGTTCTGGTACAAAGGTGGCAGGTCCTTGAGCGGTCAAGAACATGGCGTTGTCAATGGGGAGAGCAGCCCCAAAGTTGGCACACTCTTCCTTGCCCGCGACGTGCATGCCCAACACCTGCATGTTCGGCGATAGACAGACGAGTAGCATACCGCAGTCACCCTTCTTGGTGCCGTTGTAGGTGTACATGTTTCCCATAGCCACTCTGCTACCATGGACTTCCCAAGCGTGCGTGCGCACTTCACGTTTGACATTCTGCACGGGCAAGATCCTCGAAGTCCCATCGAGGTTTCTGCCGAACAGGTAGTACTCCTTAGCACCAACGTGATCATGTGGCTTAAGGAAGCGTGAAGTCATGTGTTTCCCGGTGAGGGTGATGGGAAGCTTGTAGCGTACGAAATCGGCGATACCTTCTACCGATTTCCCTGTCGCTATCTCTAAAAGCGCAGGGTCGTAACGAAGCACGGTGGTGGTACCCGCGGTGGTGAGGCGTATAGGATCACCGGCTTTGAGTTTGCCCTTCGGTGGATGGAAAAAATGTCTGGGCGAACATAGATAACCATCCATGATGAAACCATTCATGGGTCCAACTTTAGAAGGGACACTGATGCAGGCCATGCTGGCCATGACGCGCTTGGCGCGTTCCACATCGTCAATAGGGATCGAAGGACCTTGAGGTCTCAAGGCTTCACCAAACCGGCTGTACTTACCCGCACGGGCCATCTTCTTAGTGCGGCTAGTGACACCACCAGAGTCTTTGGAACGACCATGGCCCTGGCCGTAAGAACGGTGGCGACCTTGACTGTCCATGAGTTGTTCAATATCAAACCCGTCATCGAGCACATTGGTGCTGTCCGATGGGTTGTTGAGCCAACCCATGAGTGTTGATACGCCGTAAACGGCCCCGGCCAAGATGGTGAGTCCTTTCGCTATCTCCATAAACTTCTCAATCCTTTCGGACCACTTAGCGGCCTGTGGAGTAACGAAGTTCAAACCAAACTTCGCCATCTGGGTGCGTTTGAGTCGAGTACGCAAGGCATGGCGCAACCGAATAAGCTGGGGGACGGTCATGCTGTGGGTCAAAGACATGATGGCTTCTTCGTAGGATACAAAATCACTTGCGGAGTGCTCGACCACGTCGTTCTCGAGTTTGGTGGCGAAACCCTTACCTTGGGCTTCTATCTCACGATAGAGAGCGATGAAATCCTTGTGGTAAAATGCATAATAGTAGAAGTCGAGTAAACCTTTAAATTCCTCACGGACACGAGCACACATCTCACCCAGGCGTTGGGAGATCATGTCTCTGTGTTTGTCAAGGACGCGGCTGCCTGCCACGTGCTTGCGCATCAGTCTTTTTGCCGCTACAATGCCC